AAATCTTTTATAGAGGCATCGCCTCCTGGTATCATTTTAGGGTCATCAAAATTTTGTCTTGCACACGCTGAACATTTTAGTGTACACTTATTTGTGATGTCCACATCTACAACTTTATTCATCTTTATTACTTCACCTCCTCTCGGCCATCTTTCTTCGGCAGTAGGAAATCTATCCATTATTCATCTTTTTTCTTTTTTAACATCTTTTGTAATTCAGCAGTTGAACCTACAAATAAAGCATTGGTTACATTCTTTGGTGCTTTGCCTGGTACCTCTTTTAGTTTTTTCATTTTTTCTTGCAGTTGTGCTAGTTTCTCCGTTACATCTGCAACACTCTTAATCATATTACCTGCAACTTCATATGCTCTTGGATGATCAGATTCTTTTGCAAGATCAAGGATACCATCGATTGCGTCTTGTCCTTTTTCTACAAGAGCATAAAAATTATCTCTTTGATATTTGTAATCATCATCTATCTCTTGATCTAAATCACCATTAGTTTGAGGAACAACAATTTCTTTTGTTTCTTTTTTAACAACAGGTTTGTTTTCTTTCATAACACCTAATGCATCTTCGATAATTTTATCTACATCTTCTTTTGCCATATTTAATTCCTATGTACATAAACAGGGTCATCTTCCTTGTTTTCAGGTTTAATTTTTTCATATCCTAAAGGCAAAAGTATATCAGAATAATCGTAGTCTTTCATTTCTTCAATCATAATAGTTGGTTTGTATTCTAAAATAGTTTTCATTGCACCCTTTAGTATATAGGGTTCACTTCCCTCTGCGTCAATCTTTATAAAGTCTGGTTTGTAATTAAAACTATCAAGTGTTCTAGTTTGCACTTCTATTTCCTTATATTTAATTTTTATATTATGCTTCTTTTCCCAATGCTTAAAATTTTCTACAAAAAATGTAGATAGACCTTCATACTTATCTACTACATAAAACTTTTTTGTAGTTTCTTCATCAAACAAAGCATAATCATGTCTTGCATCAATAGATATTACATCACTGAAACATCTTGCCAATACCTCTGTGTAAACATTATCACATGACCCTATATCAATTGCTTGATTAAAAGATTTGTTAAACTCCGTATGTATAAACAACGCATCCTCTAAATGATCAATAGGTGTCGCTGGAATAGGATCATTGACCTCTAAAGAACTTGATCGCCATACTGTATTATCAGACATTTAAAAAAGTCCTTTTCATTTTTGCATCTTGTTGGTCATGATTTATTCCACACCTTTTTCTGCATATTTCATATGGGTCTGATTTAATTTTTTCATTAAACTTTTTCCATATGTCAGAGTTGATTACTTCATCAACCGTATTATTATTTAGTTTCAAACTATCATCAAATAATTCTTTCACTTCATCCTTATGTGAGTCTAACCAACAACATGGTAATATGTGACCTCCAGCTGCATAATATTTTGGTGTAGTTTCATTTATACATCTTGGTACAACTTCACTTGTTAAGTTATAATTTAATTTAATATTATTACCATCAGCATCTGTATTAGTTTCTAATAACTGTAATCGTATTCCATTATCAACTGCTAATTTGTAAGCATCTAATTGTGTTTTTTCATTGTAATCAAAAATAATATATTGCCATTCTACATCTAATCCTTTTTTGTGTGCCATTAACATCATATCAAATAACTTTTGACCATCTTGATTTATTCTGTATTTGTGACTATCTTTAGGTAGACCATCTATTCCAAACTTCCATTGTGCTTTGGGATTGGCATCAAACGCTTTTTCATACCATTCTTTTTTCTTATGACTTGCGGCTGTGTGAACTATTGCTAACTTATTTCTTTCATAACAGATTTTTAAAAAGTCTATAAACTGTGTGTGAAAGATTGGGTCTGATTGTCCACCACAAAACATAATCTTATCAAACTTGTCAAGAACTTTTAGGAACTCATCCATGCACATTTCTTGTTTGACGATAGTATAATCTTCGTCTTGTCTATTACAACCTTTACATTGTAATGTACACTTATGTGTAATATCTAAATTTATTTCTTTACTACAATTTTCCATTAAAGTCTATCTTTGTTCTTACAGTATTTTTTCTATAACCACAATTCTTCTTACAATATTCTGGTGGATTAGTTTTTAGTTTCGCATAAAAACTTTTCCATTCTTTAGAGTTTATTATATCATCTACATTATTGTTTGTCAATAGTAAATGAGGTTGTACTAACTCTGGTATCTCATTTTTGTAATAATCACTCCAACAACATGGTAGTAAATGACCTGAAGTAGAATGTCCTATTGGAAATTGTTTTAAACACTTTGGTTCAAAGTTATATTCTTCTGGCTCTACTATATTTTCATTTTTTCCTCTTTCTGTTTCTACCATAGAAAAAGATATTCCTAAATCTTTTGCCATAGATGCAGCTTCAAATACATCTTCCTCATTGTAATCAAATACAATATATTGCCATCTACATTTCATATTATATTTTTCTTTTGCCATCTTCATGACATCAAATAATTTTTGACCATCTTGATTAATACGATACTTATGACTATCTTTAGGAAGACCATCTATTCCAAATACCCACTCGACATTTGGATTTGCCTTAAATGCTTTTTTATACCAATCTATAGGTTTGTGAGACGCAGCTGTGTGAACATCAACACTTACATTTCTTTCGTGTGTAAGTTTTAGGAAGTCTATAAATTTGGGATGAAAGATTGGGTCAGATACTTGGCCACAAAATTGTACATGATCAAAGTAATCTAGTATTTTTTCAATCTCAACATATGTCATATCTCTACGCTCATATGTGTGAGTTTTATCTTGTCGTGTGCATCCAGCACATAACAAAGTACACCTATGTGTAATATCTAAATTAACTTTTTTCATAACAAAAAATTATGTAAGTAGTAAGTATTAAATGTCTTCGCCTGTCTTACTATCAAATGTTTTTGCATCTTCAAAGAAAGATACTTGTTCATTAAATCCAAAGTCATCATTATCAACATCGCCAATACCTGCTGTCGATGGTGTTGGTGTAACTGTATATCTTTGTTCTCTTGACGGTGCATTAATTGGTAAGTCGCTGTATTGATCAACTTGAACTTGTTTAATAACTTTGTCTGAAGTAACAGGACCATACAAGTAAAACTTACATGTGAAGTTTAGAGTATAGATAATTGCTCTTCTTTCATTGAAGTCACCTCTATAACTATCTTCGTAATTTATTGAGTTAAGAATAATTGGTACATCCCTTTTAATTCCCATGTCAGCCATATCGTTGATTGTCACTGTATAGTCTGGTTGGAAGTATGGAACAATTTGTTCAATCATTTGTAAAGCATCATCTGATTGTTTGGCCATAGCATACAATTCAAAATCTATATTATAAGGAACTGGCATGTATTGACTATCAACTAATTTTGTTGATGCACCTTTTTGTTTCTTAAACTTTTGAACTCTGTTTAATTTTCTAGCAGGGTCATACGCTAAGTTTTGTAATTCAAATCCTAATCTTGGCAATGTGATTGCAACTTTAGAATCTAAGTTTGCGTCTTGATCTAGTCTAACTAAAAATTTTTGTTTTGGGCCATACGCTAATGGCACCTTCATTTTTTGTATAATATTTCCGTTGTTATCTTTTCTAACAAGATTAATATTATTAAATATCGTACCGAATGTCACGACCATTCGTCTTATTGTTTCGTGATAAAATTGTTGTCCTAGCATTATAATTCTCCAGCATCACCGAATGGGTTTCTTTCAGTGAAATCTAATATTGTATCATCTTGTTCATCAAACACCTCATTCTGAGCTGTCTTGTCTGTTGACATATCCCCTACTATATAGTCTTCCGTTAATAAGTAACTATCGTCACCTGAGTCAGCAGGATTTTCAAGAAGTATGCTTTCACCAATTGATGAACTATCATCTTCGTGAACGATTGTATTACCATCTTCGTCTAATAACGAATCTGTTTGAATACCATTTGTAAAGAACTCAAGAGCAATACTCTCGTTGTATGCTGTTGTTGCCTCAAGAGTGAATTGATGATTTAAACTATCTTGAGTTAACGCATCTTCTATCGCATCAACATTAGTAATACCTGTATTCAATTCCTCTGAACTGTATTCGAATTGTTTACATCTTAATTTGTAAACAGGGTTATTATCTAATTGATGAAATGGTTCATCATGATCTACAAATGAAACTTCAAATAACTTATTTAGTACAGGATGAAAAACTAAATCACCTTCTTTAGGTCTATTGTTATATGTTCCTAAAGTAGCATCTTCGTTTCTTAAATATGCAGAATCAAAAGTTGCTGACTGTATACCAAAACGATGTTGTGCAAGTGTACCTGACTCTAATAGGACTGAACCTTCAGTAGTGTCTGTTCCACTTTCTAAATCTAGTTGATGAGCAACATCGTCAAATCTTTTTCTATGTACAACAAATGTAACTTCGTTTCTATTCTCTAAACCGAATTGTTGTATTAATTCTTTTTCACCTTGATAACCACCTTCTGCATCTTCAACATACATTTCAATAGTTTGTTGTTTGTTAAACTGTGAAAGGGAGTCTTCGCCAAAAATATCGTCTCTGGCTTGTATTGTTCTATCAATGTAATTAACATCGTGACCGTGAATCTGAATTGACTCTCTAATTAAATTAGAATATAAATCTTGTTCACCTGTTGATGCGGCAAGACCCGATGTTTTAAATGCACTATTGACAGCCATTGTTATCCTTTAATTATCATGTCTGGGTATTGATGATTATCAATAAACGTTTCTATCTCTCTAATTTCGTCTGTTGCTTGTTGATAGATTTGATCACCATTCATTGTGACCCCACCAAGTAATTGAACATTTTGAAATTTATTTAAATTGGAACCCCATTGTTTTTTGATTAATGCAGACGCATATCTTTTTAAATGTATGTTGTTGTAAATATCAGCATAAGTTGTTGGGTCTAGTTTTCTATAACATTCAATAATTAAAAACTCACCTGCTGAAACTGCTTGCCAATCCATGTCAAGATATAATCTTGATTGATGTTCAGAAAATCTTAGAGGTGTTTGTCCTACTAAAATATGTGAAATATAATCTAGATGTTGCATTGTCATTTCATAATGCACCATCGATGTAGATGAAAAATCGTAAAGATCATTTAGTCTCATTTGATATTTAATATCAAACATATTAGAAGACGCTGCGTTATCCATTGGAAAAACTTGTACTACTGAAAGAATAGTACTTGGCATAGGTATAAAATTATTACCTTCTTTAAATGATGAAGTAACGGAACTATCAACAATATCTGTTGCACTAGTTGTTGTGTCTCCTCTTGCTCTAGTTATATCGTCTGCTGTGATTTCATATTTGAGATACATCTTCTCAACTTGATCAAAATGATATGTTGAAAAATATTGTAAAGCCTCATCTATACGATCATCTACTTGATCGTCTGAAACGTTGATGTCAATTACTCCGAACCCTAAGTTTCTTAGACAGTAATCCTTGAATGTACTCTTCGTTGTTGGTGTCGCCATTTAATTTTCCTTTTAAGTATTTATCTAAATCCTCTTTTGGCGACCACCCTAATTTTAAGAGATTAGCGTTGTCTGCCGTGTTATCTTTCATTTCACATGGGTCACCCTCTGTAATTGGTAAATCAAATCCATATTGTTTTACAAGATCAGATATTTTTCTTCCTTTTCCTGTTCCCACATTATAAATCAATTCATCAAGACTATCAAAGTTATCCATATTTAAAAATAGTTTTATACAATTTACCACATCATTAACATGAACAAAATCTCTAGTATGATTAGTAGAATATTTAAGTTTTCCTTTTAACATCAAAGGTAATAACATTGTATCTCTACCATTATCACCATAAACATTAGAAAATCTTAAACCCACAAATCGTCCTTGCACATTTGCCATATCTTCCATTACTTTTTTAGAAGTACCATATGGGGACTTCCACCACTCTTTCACACATGACGATGAAGCATATATGCATTGTGTATTAAACTTATTGCATAATTCAAATAGACGACTCGATTTTATCACATTGTTTTCATACCATTTGTTGGGGTCTTCCATACTTGCCCGAACATCTGCGTATGCAGCTAAGTGAACAATCTTGTTTACTTTTTTAACAATATCTTCACTAATATTACCAACGTCATAATCATCTATATGATCAAATCCTAGTACAATATGACCGTCACTTAACAATGAATCTCTTAAATGAGACCCAATAAATCCTTTATCGCCTGTAATCAAAATAATCATTGACAAACCCTTTATAATAATATAATATATAACATATTTATAATACCAAAAAGGAAGATAGATGTCAAGAGTTATTTACAGCATATATATCGATATACCTGAAAAAGAGTTAGATTTCTTTGATAAAGCAATAAAAAAGGAAAACGAGACTCCTACTAATATCAATACTAAAGATAAATTCAGAAAACATTACAATAGATTAGTTGAATGTAAAAAGAAATATGCAGAATCAATTGGTGCTGATTTTAAACTATTTGAGTATGATGAGAAGTACAAAAAGTTAAAACAATTCTATAATAAAAACTTTCCTTTTATTACTTCTTACAATATTGTCAACGAATATAAAATTCATTTACTTTATGATCTTGCAGAAAAATATGATGAGGTATTATACCTAGATTTTGATACCGTTCCAATTACAAATGAATCTTTTTTTGATGCATGGGATTTAAGTAAAGGTATAGCAATCATGCATAACAATAAAGAGATACGACATAGTGGTCAAACACTTTTTGATATTAAAGGAACAATCAGATCACCATCTGCAAAATATTTTAATACAATGGCAATGTTAGAAGAAACTGATCATTATCCTCAATGTAATGTTGTTAACACAGGAATTATTGGTGCAACAAAAGAAAATTTAAATAGACTAGGTTTTTTTGTTGACATTGAAACGACTTATGATATAATGAAGTATCTAAAATCAAATGAATATAAAAATGAGTCTATGTATCCTAAGAATATTACAGACACATTTGGATTTGATAATGAAACTATCTTTTCGTATAAACTAGTATCTAATGAGGTACCAGTACAATGGTTAGATAGAAAGTGGCATTATTTTTATGACACAGAGTTATACATACCTGAAGATACAAAAATAATCCATGCAATTAATAAAGAATTTGATTACTGTTGGCGAGCATATGAACGATTTAATATTTAGCATTTATACAAGTGTTACTGACACTACAAAAAAAAGAACACACAATCAAGAGCAATTTAAAAAACATTTTACTAGATTAAAAAATGGTTTAAAAAATTATGCTGATGTGTGTAATGCAGATTTTAAATTACTAACACCAGACACTACTGACTATGATAATTTAAATGTATATAAACTTCAACAATGGGAAAAGTTTTGCGATGATTATGACAGAGTATTATATCTTGATTTTGATATTATTCCTAACACCAATATTAATATATTTTCCAAGTTTGACTTTAATAAAGTGGTTACTCATTTGTTACCTGTTAACAGTTTTAATGAACGTATAGGACTTAAAACTAAAACTGAGTCAACTACTGATTTTTATGTAAGAACAAAATCAAAAGATTTCGAAAAACAAAAAAAAGAATTAGATCAATATCACTGGTTAATAAAAGGTCAACAAAAAAGAGACATGATGAAATCAGATGGTGTAACTAAATGGAATGATGTTATTGCAAATACAGGTACATTTGGTGGTAGTGCAATATCAAAAAATAAATTAAAGTTTTCTGAAAGATTAGATCATTGTAAAAAATTAATTGACAGTATCAAACATATTGATGATAGATATTTTTATAATAATGAAATTATTATTTCTTTTATGTTGGATAGATATAATATACCAACTGTTAATCTTCCCCCACATTGGCATGAGTTAGTATTAACAGATACCGTAGATGCAAGAATAAAATATTCTTATCTCTTACATGTTATTACAAAAGATTTTGATAAAGTGTTTGATATATTAGATTCTTAAACAGGTATTTCTGATAACTCTTTTATTTCAATTAAAATACTTAATACTTCAAGAGGTGTTTTTGCTTTTCTAAGTTTTGATTTTCTTTCTCTATCTGAAGAAGTCTTAACCATATCTAATTCAAATGCAGCTAACTTAATAATAAACAAATCTTCTTTTTGTTTTTCTTCATTAAATTCGCCAAACAATAATTGTAATGTTTGTCCAAAAAACTTAGTATCTAATTTTGATGATTGTGATTCATTATCATAATAAGCAATAGGGTCAATAATTAGTCCGTCTTGTTTTGCAATTTTAACAGCAAATTCACGCCACATCTTTTGATCATTTTTTAAACGTTTCCAAGTGTTCTCATGCATTTCATCAAGATCAGTTAACTCAAAAAGTTTTGTAATGTAAGGGTGTTCTTTACCGTCACTTGTTTTATCTTCTAGATTTACTGTAAAGTGATCTAACTCTTTATCTGGGTTTCCATGACCATCTGGGTTATTCCAATATATTTTACAAACTGTTCTATCGTTATTGGTAAACTCTGCGTAAGCAAAAGTTTCTTTTGTAAGATTTTTAATTGTAGAATCTTCGTTAGCGTAATTCGCAACGTTTATCTGTGGGGTTGTTTGTACAGGTGTAACCACTTCATGGGTTGCACCATCGTTTGTGCTTACTTTCATAATATACTCCTAATAATATATTTGTTATTCTAAGTTAACTTTAAAATTGTATGTTGTAACAGTAGCTGAAGAACCACTAGGGAATTTTTGTGATCTATAATCATCACCACCAACAAATAAGTTTGTGTTAGTACCAGAACCATCCATTTTGGTATCAACCATTGCTGTTCCTCTTGAGTTTCCACTACCATTAATATTGTATCTTAGATTATGACCAGCGGCAACATCATCTGAAGCTGCTAAGTCTTTAATATATTCTGCAAGATAACCTTTGAATGTTGCAGCTGCATATTCATTTAAGTTACCACTGGCATCTGCCTGTAAAGGTGTTCTTGAAGGTGTGTTATCAACTCCGTTTCTAACATGTAAATAATAACTATTTACATTTTCGTTATGATCTTGATAAGAACCTGCTGATCCAATTTGAGCTGCTGAGTATTCTGATAAATCTGCGATTGTATCTGTTAAGACTGCCGTTGTAGAAACATTGGTATGATTTGATAAAGATGTTCCTGTTGATATTGTGTATGTTCCACCATAATCTCCAGCAGTTGCTTCTGTCGCAGCCTGCATTAAAACTAAAGCAGGTTTAATAAATGTATCAGCAAAATCTGTTTCACTCATTGCTTGTACTGCACCTGCTGAACTATCATAGTAGCAAGGGAACAATCTATTGTTCGTATCACCTGTCACACTTGGGTTAGTGACAGTCACAACAATGTGATTGAAAGCAGTTGTTACTGTATCAAGAGCACCTGGTGTTGCATGTGAAGATGCTTGTTGTGTTGCAGTCGATGATCTGAATCTAGTGTCATTCATCGTTGTACCAATGTTACCATTACCTGCGTCAACAGTTATTACAACCGATTTACTTTGTGAATATTGATAAATGGCTTGTTGTTGCCATTGCAATAATTCTGCAGCTGACATTTCTACTAAGTTGCCACTGTCGTAATATAATGGGTTTCTTGCTGTCATAATCTTTCCTTTATACTATATTTTTAACGAATTGTCAACCATTAAATGGCAGCATGTCCGTTTACTGTTTTCAATGTAGTTCCACCAGAGTTTTTAATTAATAAAATACTATCTGGCGTTGCGTGGAACTTACCAGTTGAACCTACGATTTTTGCTTTCTCTGTAGCTGCTTCTGAATTACCACACTTAAATGAAATTTTAGTTGCGTTACTAGAAGCTGAGAAATCACCTTCTGCAACTGCTTCAATAGCAGCAGCAACTAATATCGCATCTGTTCCTGTACCTTCATCTGGTGCTTGAAATCTTAATGCACCGATAACATCGTTAGCGGCCATATCAGTTTCGCCAGTTTGTAATGTTAATACAATTGGTTTATCATCTGCTGTTGCTGAGTGTTTGAATTTTAATCCTACATCAGCATCGTGTGTTACTGTAATTTCTGAGTCTGCACCGAAAGATAGTATAGAACCATCAGACACTAAAGTTAAATCATCACCTACGCTAACATCACCTGAAACTGTTAAATTACCAGCTGAACTTAAACTCATTTTTTCTGCAGCCGCTTCTGAAGCAGCAGTTTTGAAACTTAATTTTGTTGCGTTGTTAGATGAACTAAAGTCACCTTCTGATACTGCTTCAATTCCAGCCGCAACTAAAATTGCGTCTGTTCCTGTAGCTTCGTCTGGTGCTTGGAAATCTATTTTTCCAATTACATCACTGGCAGCAATATCTGTTTCACCTGTTTGTAATGTAAGTGAAATTGGTTTGTCGTCACCTGTTGCTGTATGTTTTAAAATTAATCCTGTATCGGCAGTATGAATTAGTTGAACTTCTTGATCATTACCGAATTGAATTGTACTTGCATCTGCTAAAAACAAGTCTGAAAATTCTTTTGATGCACTACCTATCGTTGCTCCGTCTGCGCTAGTCGGGATTATCGATGTAGTGATGTTTGGACTTGTTAAAGTTTTGTTTGTAAATGTGTCGGTACTCGCTGCAGAAACCATTGAAAATCCACCAGCCGTACTACCGTCATGCACTCTCAATACATCTTTATCTGTATCGTAAGTGATTTCACCGATAGCGCCAGTGAATGAGTTATTCTGCGATGTAGTACCTCTTCTAAATTGTAGTACTGTTGGCATTTTCTTATACTCCTAAATGTGTTGTTATATGTTTATTTATAATCATTATATACCTGTACCTGTCCCAATTTCGACAGTAGATGTTGAACCTTTTGGTTCATTCATATCAAATAGATCAGAGGTCAACGCAACTCCAAATGCGTCTGTGGCCCCTAAGTCAAATGGTGTCTCTCCACCTGCAAGATCAGCATCCCCACCAGCCGCAGGGTGTACTGTCACAGTTGAGTTTGTAAATCCTAAGTCACCTGTATATGCGACTGTACCTGACTGATCTTTAAATGTAATTGTTCTATCAGCAGTTGGATTTGTTACAACCAATAAAGTTTCAAAAGCATCATCTGCTCCTGTACCTTCAAATTCTATTCTGTCACCTTTTACTGTTAATGTTTCAGGTGTTAATGTAGTCACATTGAAATCACCAGTAATTGTAATATCACCAACTGATAATGTGGATACTGCAATAGTGTCAAAATTTAATTGACCAGATTCTAGACCACTAACATCTGTAACAAGATTATTAAACTCTTGTCTTAGTTGTTCTACTGTTCCAGCAGTTGTAATCTGTGATGATCTAATTGCCATTGTTTTCTACCATTCTTTTTAATAAATTTTTAATATCATGCATTTCACATTTTAAAGTATTTATTTGTCTTACAACTGATCTCATTTGATCTTTGTGTTTTGTTGCTTCTTGACATCTTTTTTTTGCGATTAAAAACGCAGTCCTATTAGTATTAATAACAGCACCTGAGTTAGTATCTCTTACTAAATCTGAATGTCCCTCTACTTTTAAAAATGTACTCATGTTTATGTTGCCAACGCAATTGCTCTGAAGTCTCTAATTCTAGGTACTTGAGTTGCGTCTGTTCCTTGTCCTACTATTTTAATTGCAAACTGAATAAACTCTGGTAGTGGTGTTCCTATACCATCGTCTGTAACTCCAGCAGTAAATACATATTCTTGAAAGTCTTGATCATCTAAAGAAGAACCTACTGCTACATCTGGGTCACCAGTTGTGTTAAAAAATTCATATCCTAATTCGTCAAAATCAGAAGCATCATCTGATCTTAAAATTTTAAATAATACTTTAATCTCAGCACTTTGTGGTTTATGACCTGAGAAAATAATTTTTAATGCAGTTGCTGAATTTTCTAAAGCAACTTTTTTAGTCATGTATATAAATCCGTTTTGATCACCATCTGGTTGTGTTGAGTCTTTGTAATCAGTTGTTGGGAAAACATCTGAAGAACTATCAATATTATTAATTCTATTTCCTACTGCTATGAAAGATGCTCTATCTAAATCAACTACAGGTGATAAGTTTGCATTAGTACTTCCTAACTTAATAGGTACGAATAATGATTTTGCACCTGCTAATTCATTTGTTTCATTTACATCTGAAGCAACTAGGTTCGATACTTCAAACTTATGGTTTTCGTTAAATGGAATCTTAACTGCATTTGCTAGTGTAGAAGTTACAAATGATGATTCAGTACCACTTGGCGATCTACCAGTTGTATTTCTAAGTGTTGTAGTTATAGAAGTATTTGGTAATTCTAATCCACCAATTAATGTTTTACCAACTTCGTATCTGTAATTTTCAGAAGCGTAAATATTAATTCCACCAACTTCAGCAGTTGTTGAACCACCAGAGATTGTTGGTGCTGTTGTTAATGTAATTGTATAACTATCAATACCTATGTTTGCAATCGCTGTGTGTATTTTATTAATTTCTGTTAATGGTGTTCCTAAAATTTGATACAATTCTATTGTGTCAGCCGCAGTATGACTAGCTGCAGTTGAACCACCTACACCTCTTGTTAAAGATGATAATGTTGTTCCTGATAATGAACCAGTAATAATTTCATTATTAATTTTAATTGTAATACTACCTGTTGGGAAATTACTTGCACTTGCAAGTGTTAATGATGTTGCATCTGCACCAATACCTGTAGATAGTGTTGTACTAATATCTGAAGACACACCTGTAATTCTAACATTGTTAGATGTCTGATACATACCGTGATCAACATGTTTAACTTTTAATACTGTTGAACTATTTGTCATTATTAAAGAGTTAGGTTTTAATCTTTTACCATATACAGTTGAACCTAATTCATCTGTAATTGATGTTCCAATTGGTAAGTTATGTAAAGTAATATCACCTGCAGCCGATGTATTGAACTCTGCTTTTTTCAAAGTAAATTTTAAATCCTCTGATTGTACTGCTGTCCATGTTCTATTGTTTTGTGATTTGAATAAAACACCAAGTTGTGGTTGTTGTGATACAACTCTTAATCCGTCAACATCTGTTTCACCCATTCTTGAAATCCAAACTTTATAATCTAAAGAGTGTGATCTAACAACTACACAATACTCAGCACCTTCTTTTAAATAAATTGGTGAGTCAAATGTAAATGTAGTCGCAACAGAAGCATCTGTTGAAACATTAACTTCAGACGATTGTAATAATTTTCTACCAAATGGTAAAATTTTAGCACCAGGGTATCCGTTAATAACATTTCTAATTTCAACCCACATTGGTAATACTGCATCTTTTGTTTCTACATACAAATCAATAGAAGTAATAAAACATCCACCGTCTTCATCTGTAATAAATGTTTGTGCTAGTGGGTCATTGCCTCTGCCATCACCGTCTTGCCTTCCACCTAGGTCTCTTTGTTGAACACTAATAACTCTAGAAGATGTATCTAATCTACTTGTATTTTCTGTTACACTTGTTTGAACAACCGTAGCATTTCTTGTTGCAATAATACTTTCTTGTTCAGTTTCTAAAATACCTCTTGAAAG